CCTGCCAGTCCTTATTGGCTTGGTCGACTAGGAGTTGCTGCCAGGCTGACCAGTCATTGAATTGGGCCTTGACCCCGGCCAGGTTCTGGACCAGTCGATTATGAGCCACCTGCTGGCTGAATTGGCCCGACAGGCCTGACGCCATCCAGGCTTCCAGGTCAAAGTCGGTCCAGTCGGTCCTTGACTGCTCATACGGATCATCCAGGTCATTAAACAAGCTGGCGATGTCCTGGCTAGCCCCCCGCTGACTGAGGGCCCATTGGTAGGCCGCTTCTAGTTGGGCCAGGGCCTGGGCATCCTCCTGCCACTCCTCATAGCGTTGACGATAGGCTGCCTCTAGAACCGCCTCATCCTCTGTGGGACCCTCTAGGCCCAATATTTCATATGCTAACATGTCTGTCGCCCCCTCCGTCGCGCGGTCATATTTCCTGCTTGATTTTCGTGCTTCTATTGTACTACAGATTGAGGCCAGTTGAAAGTTAGGGCCTTTTCTTGGGCAAGGAGCGCCTGGGTCTGCTATACTAGAGCTAAGCATCCATAAGGAGGGATTAGTATGGTATTAGGCAATTTATTCCAAGGTCTATCCGGCAATATGAGCGAGGTCTCCAAGGACAGCTTGGCCAAGGACTACGGCCACCTCTTAATCGAACAGGAAGAAATCCAGGCGGGCTATGCCCTCATTCGGGACCTGGTTATCTTCACCAATATCCGCATTCTCTTTGTCGACCGCCAAGGCACTACCGGTAAGAAGGCCCGCTATAAGACCATCTTCCTCATGAACATTATTAATGTCGAGCTAGAAACGGCTGGCGCCATGCTGGATGACAGCGAACTGACCATTGAATACCTGGACAACATCCGCCTCAAGGCCCACACCGAAAGCCGCCAGACCCTGACCCTGGAATTCCCCAAACGCTATGACATGGGCCCCCTCTACACCATGTTAATGAAACTGGCCTATGAGAATCGGCTAAGGGCGAATGGGTAGAAATTAGACAAAAAGGATTTATCTCCTCTTAGTAGACTAATGCTAAATACAAATTTTTTTGACCTAGCCATTAATTTGGGCTATACTTAACTTAATCTTAATGAAGGGCAGAGGTTCTGCCAACCAAAAGACCGTAGATAAACTATCTACGGTCTTTTGCGTTGGAGAACGCCTACTTAGCAAAGGTTGTAAAAATCATCTAAAACAAACTGCGCTCCACAAACACTAGAAAAAATCCCTAGCTTCCAAGCGCAGTTTATTCATCAAGAGCTTTCTCTTACTTTAGTTTCATAATCATGACGACATTGTCCTTGACTGATTCATAGCCCTCAATTTTCTTAAATCCAAAATTTCTATAGAAGGACACAAGTCTTTCCTTATCAAGACATTCAATCCATACATATTTTGCGGAAATCACTTGCTTAACTTTCAAGATATCATCATAGGCCAGAGTTAGGAGTTCCTGCCCTGTGATTGCCCCAGTATTTAGGGCTTCCTCACTGTAATTTTTTCCTAGCTGACCAATCAAATAACTATAAATTTGTAAGCCGCCTGACTCAGTTTGTACACCATGCTGTCGGAATTTTTTCTTCTGGCTCTCACTTAGCTTATTAAAATTCTTCTTGCTGATTATCAAGGGTTTATTAGCTAATGAGTAATATCCAACTAACACGTTATCTCCTTTATATTCAGAGAAAACTAACTGAGTGGTTGACAATGAGTTCTTTTCAAAATGGATTGCTTTAGAGTGCAAAAAGTCCTCCACTTCATTTACTTCACCAGTATCATGATTTGGAAGACTCTTAAAACTCTTTAATATTTCTAGGGTAGGTGCAAGGCCCAGTGTATCAAGCAAATCCATTAGCTTAATAATAGTGATTGCCATCTCTTATTTACCCGATCCAAACATCTTTTTAATTACATCCGTTTCTGTAATTCTTTTAACATTTGCTACTTCACAGCGTTTTGGATCACGATTGTTGTCCAAGGCCTTGAGTAATGCAGAAGCGTTGTTTCGAGTAAATGTTAAGGTGTTCGTAAAGCTTTTTGTTGCCATTTTGCTCACCTCTAATTATTTTATTTAATTCACTATATACCCAAAGCCAAAGCTTGTCAATGTTTTCCACTCCTTTTCATAATTTGTAATATTAGGCAAATAAGTGGCTATAGTGAAAAGGGCTGGGCAACACACAGCCAATTCCACAGGTGGCTAAGGCAAGCAAAAAATCCTCTCCTGGACCTGAGTCCAAGAGAGGATTTTTGCTTTACATCCCAGGAGGGTATTTGGTATATTGATTTACCAACGTTTATAGACGTTTTGTGCACAGGTGGTGCGCATTTAGGTGAGTAATAATTTGGAGACTAACTTAACGCAGGTCGCTTGCCCATTCGAGGTAAAAGACCTTACGAGCCAGCTGGTTAGGGATAGACTTTACTTCAGTCACGAAGGTTGTATCCATCTTATCTGCAGGGCATGTCATTGGCTTTCCGTTGTACTCGAAAGCGACAATCTCGTTTCCCTTCTTGCTTAGACGATGCTCAACTGTTAAGCCTTCACGCTCCACAAGTTCTGCATAGCTTACACGAGTTTCTTCGAACTCACCGTAACGACGCGCTTTATTTTCTATTTTGACAATGCGGTATGTGCCAGCTACTAACTCTTCTGCCTGATCAGCATAAACCTCAGGTGCGTATGCTGAGATGTCCAAGCTCTTAGACGATAAGAAACGGTACTCGATGAATCGATAGTCGTTTCCGTTTGGGTTCGTGTAGTAGTCGTCCTTTTCCAGTCCTTGAACGCCTTCTTGACGGTCAATCTTTGACATTAAGTCAATGCGAGAAGTTGAGCGGATGGGCAATGTGATGAGGTCACCTTCTTGGCCGTTGCCGTACAAGTCTTCGTTGTGGAATGCTCGCTCAAAACGATATAGTGGAGATGTTGAGACTGGTTGACTAGCAATAGCACCATGGATTTTAGCCACAAGTGCTTTATCATCGCTGCTCACGCTATCGACTGTCCAATCAGGATGTGGCAATTTGAACGCGTTAGGAGTAGCTATATAAGCGGACCATTCGCAGATGGACGCGTACTCTCCAGCGGCATATTTGGTTAGTCTTTGCTTTTCTGCTTCGGTCCACATGTTCCTAGATCTCCTTTTGCAATTTCTCTGCCAGCTCTGTCAGTTTAATGGCTAGTCCTAGACGCATCCCAGTCAATGGCCGTTCGCCGTTTCGAAGAGGGCCTAGCGTTGTCTGGGATACGCATATCTCCTTGCTGATTCTGTAATTCGTGACGTTCTCAAAAAGCCACTTAATTTTTTCAAGGTCTGCTTTCATACTTCTGCTCCTTATCTAGTCAGCCACCAGATTAGCAACGCTAGGACTAACCAACCTAGCAAAGCTTTCCAATCTGGTTTGGTGCGCTCTACCTTTAATTTCATCTTAAGGTTCTTCATTTTCGTTGTCTTTTATGATATACTAAGCATATCCCCAAAAGGGGGAGGGGAAGCTATGCTTCCCACTTTATGGTCCACTTGATTTTAAGTATGTATAGGTTTAGTTCAATGGTTACCTCGTACTTTTTATCAAGTGGCTTTTTGTCGTGCTTAGCCATCAGGCTCCTCCTTTCTTTTAGCTGAGGGCTTACCTCAACCTTATGTATTTATTATACTACTTTTTTCAGTAGTAGTCAATGCCTTTTGCGAAGTTTTTTGATTTTCTACAGATTTTTTATATAAAAAAAGCCACCTTGTATCGGTGGCTTGTAAAAACACGCGGGCTATATGTGACTGCTCGGCCATTACCTTACCCCGTTCTGGGACACAAAAGCCCAACTAGCGCGCTAAAACGTGTTTGTCCAATATCCGCAACCGCCGTCGCGATTGGTTGGCAGAACCTCTGCCCTTCCTTCGGATTACCTATATTATACCATGTATTAGCAAATAAAAAAAGCCTCCCCAGGCCAAAGTCCAGGGAGGTGTCATAAAAAGAGAGTCCGGGAAACCGGACTTATTTGGTTTAGTCCAATATTTAGGACCTTACCATGTCATGTAAGGTTGAGCTTCGCCCTCGATGGTGTTGTATGCAACATAACGTCGGATACCGCTGTAAGACTTGTATGTCCCCCAACGATAGCCATTAGCCCATAGCCATCCATCGAAGTGGATTTCATCACCTTTACTGTACTGAGCAACAGGAGCGCCATCTGTGCTTGGCGCATTGCGAACGTTAAGAGCGTCCACAGCGACACATCCGGTCCAGTTTTCCCAGATGATGGTCTTGTCTGAATAGCGTTGTTTCTCGACAGTGGCTTGTGCCTCGGTGATGTTACCGCCGTTTAGGAGTTGTTTGAGGTCGGATTTGAATTTCCACCACATTGTCCATTTACCGTTATCAAGCCAACAGCCTGGGCAAAGCTTCCCAGAGACGTCATAGTGTCGAATAACGTGGTCGAATGGGATGTTATACTTGCGCATGAGGTGGGCGGTCAACAACAAGGTTTGCTCATAGGTTTTAGGGTGGATTTGCCACTCCCAGGCATTGTGGCCGGTTGAGGTGTCTTGGCACATCTCAATACCGATAGCGTTATTGTTTGTTGCGCCGTAACCGATGTAGCCGTTATATGTGCCTTTACCAGAACTGTAACCATCCCCGACGTGCCAAGCAACCTGGCCATCTTCTACTACTTGGATGATGTTGTTAGGGTCAACAAAATAGTGAGCAGACGCCTCTCGGTAGACATTTCGGAAATAGTTGGCGTTATCTTTAGCTTGTCCGGCTGCTCCTACAAAGTGGATGATGATCCACTCCTTAGAGTTGCCCCATCCGCTATGGTTAATGGATGTTAAGTCTTTGACGATTGGATATAATGTTGGCATAATTTGCCCCTCCTTAAAATTTGAGTGTGTGGTTGGCTTATAATTGGTTATTGTTGTCTTTAGGCTTTAATATGTCCATGAAAGCTTGTAATAAACCAGTCTCAAAGCCGAATTTCTTGTAGTTTTCAAAAATCGACCGCATTTCCATAGCTAGATAGCCTAGATATAGGGTGTATAGAGTTGCTACCCCAACGACTCCTGGGACAACAACAGAGATAGGAATGAAGAACACAAGCAAGATAATGCTTGCTATCTTCCGAATAATCCCGTTAATCCCGGCTTTTGACTTGAACTCGATCTCTGGGTTAGTCCATGCGGCAATCGTACCGCTCAAGAAATCAATAATCATGGCCACACATACAAGCGCCAATACAAATAAAATACGACCGTCTTCGGTCTCTGTTAGTCCACGTAAAAATTGAAACATCATTTTAATCTCCTCAATTCTGTTATTTTTGCTTAGTTGTTCTTTTCTTTGAGTACCCGTCCAGGATGGACAGGAACTCTTCTCTTTGACCGTCTAAGGCTGCTTTAATTCGAGCCTCTACTTCTTCCTCGGTCACCCCGTGGCCGGAAGCTGTGGCCGTCTGGCGAGGTTCTGAGACAAGTAGACCGTCGACAAAGGTCAGGCGGTGGCTCTTGAGCTCAAAGAACTCGCGCCAGTAATCCAGGTCGCGCTCCTCTGGCACGTCCTGGTAATAGTGGCCAGTGTCCTCAAATGAGAGGTCTGCGACCTCGCTTTGGTCGTTTAAGACCAAGTAAAGAGGCCTGGATGGAATGTCCAGGACCTCGTCTTCGGTTGTGTATGGATACAATTCTTCTTCCAAGCTACATCACTCCTATCTTTTGCCATGGCTTCCATACGTTGGAATGCTTGACGCGGAAGCATAGACCGGCGGGATGGAAGGCCGGAAGCCATCCAATTTGGAAGCCTTCAGTCGGATTGTTCTTGCACACGCTGATTAAAATACACCAATTCTCCGCGCTCCTGGTCGCCTTGTTGATTCGATGGAATCCGTTGGCTAAGGTGTCCGTGTTGACCGTCTGGGTGTCCGGTACCTCAATCATGTCATAAGCCAGTTTCTTGCCGTCGTAATAGGCACGGTCGCTAAGCGTCAACCATTTGCCAATCGCGTCGTTGACAAGCAACAGCTCCCGATTGTCCATATGGCGTTTGTTTGGGAAACCAATCCGAGCGACCTGGCGGGATTGGTTGTGTAGGGTGAAGAACGGGAAGGTTGCACCTAACAGGCTCATAACCTCACCATCTCCGCCAACCTGAAGCTGAGCGCCGTTTTTGTTTACAAGCTTGTTTATCCCAATTTTCCCATTTGATGACATGCTAATTGGCACTCTTTCGGTCGGGATTGCAAACGGACCGGCCTCAACGACAGCTAGCCTGTCCTCAAGGCGAACCTTAAATTCAAAGTAGCCATTACCTGGTAAGGTACCATCTAAGGCCGCCTCGCTATCTTTGCCGGATAGGGCGGTAGCATTAGCCCCAGTGTTCTCTGTCCATTCACCGCCTTGAGGACGGACAAAAAATGACAGCTTGGCTGTGTTCTTTTCACTATCCGGCCCATCCAAGGCAATGGATGATACCGACCAATTTCGCTTGATGACTACCCTTTCGCCAGTGCGGATTGGAGTCATAGCACCGATTGATGGCGCCTGGTAATACATTACATTGATTTGCCTGTCAAACCACTCGGATTGGCGTCCACGGGTGTCAATAGCAGCCACTTGAATAGTTACCTGTTGGTTGCCTTTGTCCGGGAAGTTGAAAGCCGGGAAGTTAAGGTTGCCATCGGTGCTCGTCACAGATATTTCTGGCTTCTCCTTAATTTTGGCGACAAAACTAGTGATTTCTGCACCTGGAGATTTGATTAGTCCAATAGGAAATACTCTAATAAGCGACAAACCTCGTAAATAAACCTTGTTACCTAAGACGGCGTTAACTTTGGTGTTTGTCTCCATTACCGACACACCTTGAACAACCGGCCGGTATCTATCTGGTATATTGACCTTGATGTTGAGGTTCTTGGTAAAAATGACCTTATCATCTTTCTTAGCGTCCACCTTGATGGCCACTGTGAATGATGTTGTTGTCGGTACATGAAGCTCTTCACTTTCCGGAATTTTCCATTGAGTGGAATCGGTAATGCCGGTACCAATGACTTTTTGAGTCTTGTCCTGGCTTAGAAAGCTGATGTCGTGTGTGTACTCGGCGCTCGGAGCGTTTGTCGTAATGGTGACATCCTCTCCTAGCGTGTACTCTGTCTTGTCAGTTGTCGGCGTGTAGTCCACTGTGAGCTCCGGCAACTGGAAATTGCCAGAGATGATTGTAGGCTGCTTGATTTGGTCCCAGTACGCTCTCCCGTCAAATGTCCAAGAGAACGTAATACTTCCGTTTGGAGCTTCTGAATAGCTGACTGTATGGCTACCCTCAGCAATCTTTTGCTCGCTCTTACCTCCTCTAAGGTCAAACACCGTCCGCTTATTATAGACCTGGTTTTGTCCTAGGAACAGGTCGCACGGTGTCCCCTCAGCAGCGTCATAATAACCAGCGGCCGGATTGGCTGTCAGCCATGCCTCCCAGTAGATTTTGACTGTTTTGGCCGTTGAGTCTGGCTCGTCGGCCTTTATCTTAAAACGTGAGCCAAGGGAGCCTGTTCCGGCCACCTTGGCGTCAAATTGTGTCCATTCTGCCAAATTTATCTCCTCCCTACATGCCTAATGACAAAAATTTGCGGATCATGCTCATATCCGCTTAGAAGCCACTCGCCGACCTGTATCCGCTCGGTGAAGATTGCTTGGGTGAACTGGAGCATGTTACCACTGATAAAGGCCACCTCAGAGCCATTATTTACGAATGAAATCCGGTCATCAGCAACCCTCAGATAGGTCCCGGCGCCTTTGTTGCCAACGATAAGGCCCTCCTCAGCAAGCGTGATTGAGGTATCCAGGAACTGGTACTTTAGCGCCATATCCTGTAATTCGTTGTGCGTCAATGCTACTCGGTTCAAAGCATTGGCCACAGCCGTCTCGCTTGCTTTTTTGTCGTCCGCAACAGCTGTCTGTAGCGTCCGAATTTCTCTTACAAGAGCGTCAACCGCTTGGCGAGCAGCCTTGGCTTCTAGCTCTTGGCGTTGCTTTTGGGCCTCGCCTCGGATGGCGTTGATAGCCTCCTCGGTCTGCTTGTTGGTGTCAGCTTGGTCTCGCGCGATGGCTTCCGGCTTCTTCGTCCAGGTGTATCTGCTCCAATCGGTCGAGGAAGCTTCTTCGGTGTCGAAATAGGAGCCAATATAGTCGAGGCCGGCTTGGTCTGTGAGACTAAATCCAGTACCTTTTGCATCTTTCGCAAAGGCCTGGTGGTACTTCGTTTCTTTACCTGGGTCTCCTTTTGGACCTTGGGCTTTTGTCCATTTATACTTACTCCACTCGGTCGAGTCCGCTTCCTGGTCATCAACATAGGTCCCGATATAGGCCCGGTTTGAGTCGGTGGTTGAGAAATTAAGGCCCTGTGTGTTATCAGCATATGCCAAATGGATATACTGAATTTTACCGTCATTTCCTGGAGGCCCAGAAATACCTCTCTCACCAGGATCACCTTTGAGTGACTTGAGCCACTCTGTCTCTGTTCCTCTAAACCCGTTGTCTACGGCTATTTCATAGGCAGACTTTGATTTAGTTGGCTCAGTTACGTGGATGTTCTGACTAGCGATTAATTCGCCTTTTGAATCATAGGCTCTGACTACGAAAGTGGCAGCTTTGTTGACTAAGTCTCCTGTTGTGACTGTCAGTGCGCCTGATTGGACACTGCTTGAAAGACCTTTGTTGAAGGTATCATCTGATTCCTTATTGTCAGATAGTCGCTCCCAACGATACACGACATCATCTACAATCCAACTGCCTTGCTTCGCTACAACGAATATCCGTGTTTCCTTGTTCGTTGCACTCAATTCGAGCCCGTTGGTTGAATCAACTTCAATGGTAACTGGCTCGCCTTTGCGATATTCCTTTATCGTTTCCTCTCGTAAGCCTTGAAGTTGGCGCTTGAGCTCAATGACGTCTTGATTCTCAGTTGGATAAAGCTCAGTGACATTGCCTAATGTTACCGTATTGGACGATGGATCAGTATCGCTCGTCACGATTTCAATAATAGTGGCTTGGATAGCCAACGGCGGATTGAAGTAGTGGTCTACGAATATGCCTTTGTCACCGATAGAGACGGATTGTGGCATTTCCGATAGATGCACCGTATACTGAACCGCAGGCACGCTGTGCTCTTTCATGTACTTGAGCGCAGCGTTCATCAACATGCCTCGGTTTTGTTCGTTCGAAACTTCAACTAGTCCGTCAATCCAGTGTGTCTTGCCATCTGAGCGGAACCCCCACAATTCGTTTGCTTCTGGGTTATAAAGCACTGATTGGCCCTTAGGTGAATAAAATCCGTCTTGATTATATTCGACCTGCTCGATTCCGTAGTATGCTTTATTCGTCCATTGAGCTGTTCGCCCCTCGAATGTTCCTGAAGTAGCTTCATAACATGCCTGAGCGATGTAGTCGGCTAACGCAGCTGAACCATTTTTATTTTGAGTTATGCCATCGTCATAGAAATAGGTAATGTATGGCGTCGCATACTTTCTCCAGTTAACGTGGTAAGCGGAATTGTGGCGGTTTGATACTGCCGTATATTCCTGCGTCATGGCCCCTTTGTTCGGCGTGTTTGCAGGTGTGTCAACAAACAGAATCTTATGTCCTTCTCCTACTGCATCGACAATAGCATCTACTGAATCTTTAGTGACTGATCCGTACCTTCCGGACATGACAACAACGTAGGTTTGCAACTGCTTGGCAGATTTTAGTGACTTGATGTCAGCTACAATCGCTTCAAGCGTCTTATTTGCATTAAAGGTTCCGTTGACTGTCTGGACTCTTTTTCTTAAGTACGGAACAGCGTCCACTGCTGACTCATCACCTAGTACGGTTATCTTGATTTTAGATGCTTCTTCTCGGCCTGCGGTAGTTAACTCTCCGCCTACAGATTTAGTGTTGTGGCGCTGGATTGATACAGTACTTGGTTTGAGTGGTTCAGGCTTTTCTCCTGGTGATGGGGTGCCGGAACCACCACCAGAACTTGCTCTAGCAAATGCTTCTTTATCCCATTCGTAAAGTTTGTTCTGCTCTATCACTCGGATGATTGATGTGCCATAGTTTCCTGCAGTTGCATATCCTGAAGCTTGCAATGCTTGTGCTGCCTTGATGTAATCTGTTTCTCCGATTACATGGCGATAGTTGTTTTTACGCCACTCGTTATTAGAGAAAAACGCTGCGTGGTCCTTGAACGAATCAATCATAGAATCATACGCTCTAAAATCAGCATTGATCCAATATGAACCGTTAGGGCCGTACTCTTGTGTCCTCATGTTGACAGTGCGGCCTTTCCAATCTGAACTAGCTTTGATACCAAAATGGTTGTTGTAAGGTGGGCGTGCTAATCCTGAAGTGCCATAAGCACCTTCGATTGCCCATTGCGCAGCTGTAATAGACGGTAAGATTTTAAGGTCCCAGGAGGCTAATGCTGCCTCTTTAATCTCGCTGAATTGCAATGTGTACGACCCCCTCGCTGATTACATATTTGATGTTGTGTGGGAAGATGAAATGTTCTTTCTCGTCACAATCTCTAACAACGACTTTATCACCTGCATATTTAATGATGGTGCACACCAGTAAGGTATTGTTTTGTTTGACTAATCCAACTTCTGAACCTGATGGCCACATTGCTATCATATCTTCCATTTTGAATGTCATAATCACAACCCCTTCACGCGCAAATAGCCGACTTTGTTATATCTCGACAGATTGCCTATTTGAACTGGGTCACCTGCGTGGATAATCTTACCGTCGCCCATATAGATACCAACGTGGTTTGCGTCTCCTGGATAAGTGTATCCTGTATCCATCATGACTATGTCTCCTCTGCGGATTTCGCTTGCAGTAATCCTATTGAAATAGCTAGTATGCTCTCCGCCTCTATCCCACATAGAGTTAGTGGTTGGGCGTCCTGTTCTTGGATACCCTGGGACATTCGCTTGTCGGAAACAGTAAGTTACGAATCCAGAGCAATCAAACGTGTTAGGGCCATTTGCACCCCAAACGTACCGTTTTCCTAGTTGGTCGGTCGCTATCTTCATCACTTTTTCGATTAGATCGCTATTGTCTGGTTTCTTTTCCTCTTGTGGAGCTGGTTGGGCGTTGGTGGCATCTTTTTTCTCTGCTCCACGAACAATACATCTTGTCACTATATGGTCGATGTTTACCTTTCGGTCAATGTGGTTGACGAAATTGTCTGATGTCACATAGAAACCTGGCTCTCCTTCCATCCGGTTCTTGACAATGTTGATGAAAAACTTAGGTCCTTTAGCTGTTAGTTCAACGGAAAAATAAAACTGGCACAGGAACTTTGAAATGATTTCTCTGACTCGTTCTAAAATGGTTTGCTGAGTCGTGAATTCATAAAAGGCCTTCATATCACATTCGTTTTTCCCAATGTAAAAACCAGTATCCTTGAGTACGAAATTCAGATAATAATCAATCGCTTGTCCAGCCTTCGGCTTCTCTTGAATCTCTGCAAAAGAGTTTACCAAGATGATAGCTGCGTCCTCACAGTACACTGTCTTCTCAATACCACCATTGTCCTCAACGTTTCGGATGTTCATAAATACCCTGACACCTTGGTTGTTAAGAAAAGTGATATAGTTTCCTTCTCTTAAGAACTGGTGCTTATATGTTGTCTTAGGTGATTTGAATTCAAGTGTATACACGCCGTTAGCAATGGATGTAGAAAGACGGTCCGCATAATAATGCAAACCGTCATCTACGGAGTTGTCCATGAGGCATAGGCGCTCGAACTTGTTATTGAGTATTTCAATATTCTTCATTAGCCGTACCTCTCTTCAAAGATCATATGGGCTTCAGGTATTTTTGCCCAGGCGGATGTGTGTAATCTCAATTCGCTTTTGCCGTAATCAAGCTTGAAGAATTGAGAATCACTGTCGATGTTTCCTTGGAATGTATCACCATTCAACAAGATATCTCCTGTTTGATTGTCAATCGTTAAAACATCGCCTGGTCTAAATACATTTTCTACTTCTAACGCATCGACCGTGTAAATCCGGTTGGCGTAGATCGACTGCAAAGCGAATTTGGAATATGGAGTTGAGTCACCCCAAGACGCCATCCAAATTGCAACTCTTGTTGGCTTAAACTGAGCTAAGCTATCATTGATTACTTCATGAGATACTACACGAGGCCCTGTGTTTACGGTACGAGGTGTTCTATCGCCGTAAATAGCGTCATGGTAAACCCAATAGGTTTTCACTCCGTTATAGGCGATGTTATACTGCCACCAACCGCCGCGCAACCGCTTCTCTACGATTTCGTACTGGCGTCCTCGCGTCCAATCTTTGATTGAATGAGCGTTATTGGCTTCATCGTAGCCGTATTTAGCTTCTGGACGAATTGTCACGATGTCTCCAACAGAGTAATAACTATCAGTGTCGCGTTTATAGGTGATTGTTTCTCCCATATCACGGATTTGGAAGATGAATTTATTTCCTATCTTCTTCATCTCAACCTGGCCATTTAGACTAGGCAAACTGCCTTTATGGATGATGGTTGAATGGTATTTATCACTTGTTAAAGAGTTTGTCTTGAACGATGTGTTGAGCTTGTTCTGGTCGCTTGATACATCGTATATAGACGTCGTCATAATTGGTCTTCGTGATTCATCCTCGATGACAATCAATAGAGCGCAGGTCCTGTTCTTTTTGCCAGAAAAATCTTGCATCTGAACTCTAGCAGTCAACGAAAAATTGTTGGCTTCTTGTTCTACTGAACCTTCTGTGAACATCTTGGTTGCAGCGAATCCTTGCCATGAATCGTTCTGGCCCGTGTAAGTTGTCTTATCTACTGTTAATGCCAAGGTTTCGGTTTTCTTTGCCTTACCTTTCGAAGTCATCTTTTTGTAGTCAGTAGTATACGCTTCAAAGTTTGGAACATAACTCCATCCGTTGTTAATATCGACAGGTCGCTCGTTCATCATATTTTCAGTAGGCGGCACAGGAATCTTATCTAGTTCCTTGGCATTGCCTAATCCGATATGCCCATAAGGAGAAACAAGCGAGATATAGCCACATTCATTGTTGAATGTGATGTCAAATCTAGGCGCTGTCCGATAGGTCCCTTTATTATCCACGGTGACCTTACCTTCTGCATCGAATGTAATAGGAACTGGTCGTTCCGTTGAGATCCAATAAGGATATGGACTAGAGAACCTTAATTTCAAACCAGCATGTCTTACTCGGCTCGTTAGGTCCAGATTACCAGTGAAGATACACATGAGTTTGCGATTAGGCTGGTCGCTAATAATCAGCTCTTTTGGCTCCTGAGCTGAATATAAAATCCTGACTAACTCATCGCGAGCATTAAGCACATCTTCGCGAATAACTGCCTCAATCTCAATATCAAGGCCGGCATCCTGGACATTTCGGAATCGCCGACCTGAATTGTATTCATGGGAGGTAAAAGAGGCTGTTCGATTTGCCGTAATTGGTTTAATCCGTTTGATGTAGATGTACTTTGATAAATCAAAGCCATCGTATAAGACTTTATAGTACACCTATATTTTCCCCCCTTTAATCCGCTGATTTCGAGTAGTGTTCATCGTGTTGATTGAATTAAGGTATGGCGCGACTAGTCTAGCTATGCTTTGGCCGTCCATGTATAAACTTGTATCCTTATCAAGTAAAGCTAGGATGCCGTCAAGGATTTGGAATAGAATCTCATCTGTCCGTCCTGTATTCATAGTTGCAGCAATTCCTCGGCCGATTCCGCCAAGAGTTTCAGCGTTGAGTGGTAGCACCGCCTCTGAGCCAGCTTCACCGCCGACCATTAGGTTGTTTCCATTCATACCGAATACCGTCGGAGCATTTAAGATACCACCCTTTGCATACCATTCGACGCCGACATTAGGTCGTTTGCTGGCGTCTCCCCAATCCAAAGGATTAAGAGAACCGCTAAAGGTGAAGTGTGGTAAAGGTATCTTTGGCCACTTCCATTCGAATTTAAGGAAGCCCTTGATTGCCTCGATTGCACTTCCAACCGCGTCCTTAGCCCCGTTTATGGTATTAGATATGGTGCTTGTGATGCCATTCCAAATGTTGGAGGTGGTAGTGGAAATCTCGTTCCACACACCGGAAATGAAACTCCCTACACCGCCAAGTGCCTCGCTAGCTCCTTGAACGAAGCCAGATATGACCTCTACCAAACTCGACCACACAGCAGAGCCTGTGGCAACTAGAGCATCCCATGTTGCCGACAACACATGACAAATGGTGTCCCAGTTGGAAATAATGGCGATTACTGCGGCGATAGCAGCTACAATGGCACCTATAGGCAACAATGCAGCACCAATAGACGCACCGAACACTCCAAACACGGTTGCTATGGCCGTGATTACAGGCGCTAAGGCGCTAAGCCCTGCCAATAGTCCACCTACGACAAGTATGCCTTGTTGTACTGGCGCAGGTAGGTCTCTAAACCATTGGACCACGTCTTTGATAACTGGCACGATATCTTTGATTAATGGAGCAACAGCAGATGCGATTGTACCGCCAACTTCGGCCATGACAGCTTGGAACTGTTGCATGGCTATCTGTTGTTGGTCAATATCGTCCAATGTAGCATCAAATGTAGCACTTACAGAACCTTGGCTGTCTTTCGCTGCTTTAGTTAATTGGCTGAAGCTAAAAGCGCCACGCTTAATGGCATCAACCATCTTGGCTGCGCCTTTTGTGCCAAATGTTGCACTCGCTGTGGCCAAGGCTTCTGTCTCACTCTTAGCATTCTTAATCTTGTCGATGGTCTGCGCTAGGCCATCTTTAAGACTAATCCCTTGCTTGGCATAGACAACACTAGCCTTGGATAATAGGCCAAGTGCATTAGATCCGTCGATACCTAGCTTGTTGAACTGCCCCATCAACTCGACGCCTTCACCAAATGACAAGCCTAATGACTTAATCTGTGGTGCGCCTGCGACTGCTGATTGGAACAAAGCATCGACTGAGACGCCGGTTCGTTGAGCTGTGCCTGTCACGCTATCCAAGACGCTCTCAAATTGCTCATTAGACAGGCCATATGCCTCTAAAGCTTGCTTGGCACTGATGATGGAGTTTGATACGTCGGTGCCATTGATGTTGGCGAACTTGATTGCACTAAGTGATGCTGCTTCTAGTCGTTCGCCTGTAAAGTCTAGCTGAGTATTTACTTCACCCAGTGCAGCACCTACAATGGCTGGACTATCAACCGGAATGCTAGATAAGATACGCTCATAGCTTGCCTTAATGGCATCTGAACTCTGACCGGTCTTCGTTGTATAGATATCTAAGCCCTCGTCCATCTGGCGGAATGCGTCTTGTGACTGCTTGGCAAAGCCAATGACCGCATCTCCTGCTTGTTTTGCAGCATTAGCTGCTTGCATCAAAGCTGTGCCAGAAGTTGCCTTGGATATCTTTTCTAACTCCTTATTGGATTCGCTTGTCTTATTTTTAAGCTTATCCATTTCGCTAGCGACATTGTCTAGCGAGTTACCGTCATCGACAGTGTCCAATGTCTTCTTGAGCTTATCGATGTCGTGTTCTGTTATACCACTGGCCTTACCGATTAGCTTGATTGCCTTATCGAGATCAGCCGAACTAGCTGAACCATTCTTGATAGAGTTAACTAGCTTAGTTCCTAGAACGTTGGAATAGTCGTCTAGGCTTGTTTTGGTTGCTTTAAGCAAGGTCTGTAACTGATTAGAGCTCTGTTGCCAGTTCTTCTGCTCCTGGCCAACGCTAGCCATCTCAGTTTTGTACTTGCGGAGTTTGCTCTCCGTCTCGACTAATTCGCGTTGGAAGGCCCGGTATTTGTCCTCGCCAATCTCGCCATTAGCCAATGATTGCTTGACTTGAGAATCAGCATTTTTCAAGGCGTTTAGTTTTTCGCTAGTAACCTCAATTTGCTTGGCTAATACCTGTTGCTTTTGAGCCACTAGATCAGAGTTGCCAGGATTGAACTTCAATCCGTTGTTAATCTTGCTCAACTCGGCATTGGCCTTGGCTGATTCCTTGTTGACTGAGGCAAGCGACTTCTCTAAGCCTGTCGTCTTACCATCGATTTCGATTGTAATACCTTTGATGTTAGACACTGCCTCACCTCCTAGAAGGCGTCAAAGTCATCTTGAGTCGCCTTGCGTGTCTTTGGTTCGTCCTGCTTCTCTCTCATCTCAACCTCTGTTAGCATGAAATCCATAAGCAGTCCGACCGTCATACTACCTAAATCATCAATAGAAAGTCCTAGTAACTTCATAGCTACTAGGACCATTTCTGTTGTGATTATTTTTTCTTCTTCTTGCCCTTCCCACGGTTTATCGGGGTCGGGGTCTTCTGCTTTTTTGATTGCATCAACTTGTTGATGAGCGGCGAAATCGCTTTGGCACAGTCTGTAAACGGAAGAACGTCGAAGCTTTCTAGCCAATCCATGAACGGCAGAATGTCTTTATCTGCTTCCTTGGCAAAGGCCCATAGCAAGCGATATACGCAATCTAGTTCAATGGCATTCAACTCTTCATCGGTTACCGCCTTACCACTGTCGCTTTTGGCAATGGTGTTGCCTGATACCCCAAAACGGTATACGTCCTTGAAAAAATCGACGCCAAATTCCGAACGATATCGGATTGGCGTCGCAGCGGTTGCTTTTAGTCGAATTTCACGACCATCGATTCTTAGCATTCCCTCCATTATTCTTGCTCCTCAAATGGCTTGGTGAACCAGTTCTTATATGTTTCTTCTGGCGTTGCCTCGGTGGTGCTCTTCTTGACAAGGTTGTCATGTAAGCGTGGCTTGGCAACGAAGGTCAGCTTTTGAGTGTTTGGCTCGCCGTTACCTTTTGTCTTACCACCGACAGTTGGACGGTTAGCCGTACAGTTGTACAATGTGTGACGGCGGTTCTTCTTGTCTCCACGGAATTGATACATCAAAGCAAAGCCTTTAGAAGTCGCGTTTGCAAATTCGCTCATGGTATTAGATGTTGCATTTTTCTTCTCGCCAAGGCATGCTTCTTTGAAGTGATCAGGAATTAATGCCATGGTTAATTCGCCTTCGTAACCATTGTTATTTGCAGCAGCGTAATAAGTTACGTTGTCAGCTTCAAATTCAACAAGGTCACCTTTTGGATTGATGCTTAATTCAACTGCACCAGGTAATGGAACAGGTGAACCGTAAGTGATGCCCGTAGGTGTCATTGAGGTGATAGGTGCATAGTGCACATTCTCAAGCCCAAATTCAACAATGTTAGTTTCAGTCATTATAGACCCTCCAATTCATATTTGATTAGTATGAGCTGTTCTGATTCGACGAATAGTTCCGTCTTTACGAAAGCCCATTGATGCTGCCTAAAGACAGCCTCTAGTTTTTCCTCTTCTACTGGCATTTTCTTGTCAGTATAGAGTTCAACGGTTATGCCAGCATAGGCGAAATAGCAAGTATTGTCTGCATATATAGCCTGCGTTTCGTCCTCGTAATAGACGAGAAACGGTGTTGGCACTCTTTTACCAGGCAAAAATCGGCGATACGCCAAATTATTAAAGCCTGCTTTTTTGATGGCCGAAGCCAATTCAGTTAACATCATCAGCTTTTCGCCAACCTTTCCTCGACCCTCTTAACCACTTGCTCCTTGACAAACTCCTCTGCTTTCTTGATGTGAGGATAGGCTTTAGACCGTCCACCGTTGACTAAGGCATGGCCCTTTTCTAAGAGGTGGGTGCGTCGCCAGTCAGTAGCGTTGTGGATGATTCGCTTGTTCTTTTCCTTTTTGAGCTTCCAGCCTTTCTTGTACTTACCGTACCTAACTGGACTAGCTTCCGTCACCATTTCGACACCCTCGCGACCTACCTCGTCGAATACCTTGTTGAGGTCTTGTTCTACCTCGTCAGTGTATGCACGTAGTAGTCTGGATACCTCATTGGCTAGATCATTGGCCATTTAAATCACCAACTTTAACAGAGCATTGAAGCTCCAATTCTTCGTTGCTGATTTGGTAGGTTCGAACAATGGTGTAATATAACCCTTCGAACTCAAGGTGAGTCTGCTTGCTATATTCGTACGGATGGATGACAAACGTCTCGTCGATAGAGATGCCGTTCTGACCGGCTAGATAGAACTCGCGTCGGTTAGTCGGCTTTCGCTTAGCGAATATTGTGAGTTTGCTTGTGACACCTTCAATAGGATTGCCGATATCATCATAGCCATCACCGACAGATAGCAACGTAACAGTGTGGTCCCAAGTGCTAATCATTTGAGCCACCCCCTAAGCTGCCAAACATCAAGTTATTTAATCGCCAACGGATGTGGCGTGGCATTGATGGATTATCTCGGCTTGAGTACCGATATTCAGCATAGTCAGCGACGAAGAGCTGATGACTAATCTTAGACACATCTAGTTTAATTCCTTGCTGTTCTTTCAGCTCCTCGATGATACCTGAGATGATATGCTTCAATAGCTTATCTCTAACATCAGTCGAGATGCTAAGTCTCGCCTTTAGAATTTCCAAGATGACCTCTTCATTAGTCAGTTGTTCCCCCGACATTGTCATCACTCACTTCCTCGTCACTATCTTCAGCAATAAAAATCGCTCCTGCTGAATTGGCTCTTGTGGCCAATTCTAAAATTCGTTTGTTAGTTACCTTACCTTTAGCTGGATAATAATCACCTACCCCATAGAGGCGACCGTTCGGGAACTCCTCCGAACGGTCATTTACATCAGCAAAGGCTCTAATTACCTTATACGGCATTTAGATCACCCTTTCGTTAGATTAGGCAGCGTCAGTGTAGGTTACGAAGAAGCCTGCGTCTCCATCTACCTTCTTCACATCGAATCGAACCGCAGAACCCAATAGCTGACCGTATACCGCGTTATTTGCCCAGTGGACTGTAACTTGCAGACGGTCAAAGAGTGTTACGAATTCTTTGATGTCACCGATGAATGCTTTCATCTCGCCTTCGTTGCCAAGTAATTTGTCCTCTACTTTGTAGATAATCTTGCCTGCGAATGAATGGCCTGTAGGTGATGTCACATCGGTTTGCAACATGTATTTACCGTCTTTGTCCTTCACCTTATCCAATGCGGCAAACATTGATTGAGTAACAACTAATACTGCGTCGTAAGCTGGATTCAACTCTTTGTTCAAGATGTCTTTTAATCCGTCGAAACCTTGAGCCGCCTTAGCTGTTGCTGTTTTCAACACTGTTGCGATAGCGGCGTTTTTTGTGTTGAGTTCTTGGTTTTTGATATCTTCTGCTACTTTGCCGATGATATCAAAGTCTGCGTCATCAATCATTTCTTGAGAAATGGCTACGTTACCGCGGTAGGTGGAGATTGAGTAGTCAATAGGTGTGATTTTTGGTTTGCCAAGTTCTGGGTTCTTCGCCAATTCATCCGTAGATACCATCGCTGCATCTGACTTAGAAATAACTGGGTATTTACCGGATGCAGAGTTGACTTTCACAACATTAATCAATGCTGCCAAGTCTACAGTGCTTTTCTTCTTGTCGTGTGGAGCCAATACCTCAACTGGTACCAAGGCGCCACCGTCTACTTTTGTAACACCTTGTTTAAATTCTGCTTCACGGATGTATCCAGCCAGTGCTTCGCGTTTTTCATTGTTTTGCATTTTCTCACGTTTCCCTTCTTCTGGTTTTGGTTGTTTTGCGTTGATTTCACGGATTTCCGACTCGATTCGTTCCATCTCTTCTTTGATGGTCCGAACTTCTAATTGCTTAGCTTCTAACTCGCGTTGCGCTGCTTCGATTGACTCATCTAGTTTGTTGAGCTCTTCATCGGTCTCAACTGAATCAACTTGAGATAATAGTTCTGCTGATCGTGCTGATAATTTTTGTTCAGCCTCTTCAGCAGTAACTAATGCTTTGGCTTTCATCCGTAATTTTGCGTCTAAAATTAATTGTTTATTCATGCGAATATTTCTCCTTTACCTTTTGTTTTTTAAGCTCTAAGGCTCTTTTCTTTGACTGTTCCCAGTCTTGTCGTCTTGCTGCAATCTCTGTTTGTGGATATGCAGGGAATGTACAAGGACTAACCTCATACAATTCGATGTCTGTTAAGGTCTCTAATGTTGCGCCGTGAGCTAGTTCTTTGAATTCAGAATCGCGCAAGAAGAAGCCAAAGCTACATCCGACAACATCTCCACGCTTAACTCTTGCATAAGCGCCCATTGCTTGAGGGTCATCTTTATTAATTCGGATATCACCTCTTAGACCTTTGGCATCCACGGTCAGAGTCAATGTGCTGTTACCTGTCCGACCTAACACAAGTGATGTGTCATGATTAAACAATGCTCTAACATCTTGTGTGCTTAGGTTGGCTAGCGCACGAGGACTAACCTGTTCCAGATATCCTGGCCACAGTTCAGTTGGAGAATCGAAGATAATAAAATAGCCAGATAAGATAAGCTCATCTGACTCTTGCGATTCTCTTGTTTCAAATTGCGTCGTAATAAATGACTGCCGTTGTTGTTCCATTTAGTCACCCCCTTCCAATTTTTTCTGGTCTCCCAATTTGTCCTGTGGCAGATAGTTTTCTAAGATGATTAGTTCATCCATTTCTTCATCAGGTGGCAGACCGACCCAATCACGCAACTCGTTTCTTCTCATAGCATTTAGTTGGACCATTTGGCCACCTGCTGTGACCAGGTCATTAATGCTATAAGCGTAGAGCGAACGTGGATTGAGTTTGAAATAACGCGACTCACTGACAAGGATATCTCGTGTCAGAGTCTGTGCGATTGTATTGGCCATGGACATGACCTTGGTGTTGACCCAGTTATTGAACTCATCTTTGTTGAACTCGCCAACACCAAGAAAGAATGCCGGAACACCCAAGACTCCTGCAAGAGTCTTCTTGTCAATCTCGACCGATTCATTGATTGCAATGTCCTTGAGGGTCAATGGCTTGACCTGTTCAACAGATAGTGTGTTGCCAGGAATAACCATCGGGTCCCCAGCATTGCGGTTGGTCATGTACTTCTTGATGATTCGCTCTCGGCCTTGCTCGCTTGCGAGCTCCTCTACATCTGCATCAACCGCAATGATAAGGCTAGGCATGTTGCGTTCTTTCATAAAGCCGCGCTTGGTGCGAGTGGCTTGCTGTAGATTCTGAACGATGTCACGAAGTTGGATGCGGTACCCTGTCCCCCAGAATAAGTAGTCTGGGTCCGGATTTATTACGAAGTGAATGACCTCATCTGGATTGTAGGTTTTACCACCGTAGTGAATTAAATAGCTATCGTCAGTTAACGAATAGCTGACGCCTGCCATAGGGAATGGCATCAAATCTTTGATTAATCCGGTCTCTAAATCAAATGACATATGGACAACAGAGTTACCTTTACCATCTAGCATTAAGTCTCGGACAATCTTATAAAGCCAGCTCTTTCTCGTCATGTTCCGGCATGGCTCGATATCTAGCTTGCGAGATAAGCCATCTCTTACTCTGACATCACCTTTCTCGGTATTTTCCCATAACTGAATAGTCATGTTAGATACCATATCGGCAACGCGGTCGACGGCCGTAATGACGTCTGGGTGTTTATTTAGTGGGATATAGTCGTCACTTTCAAGCTGAGCTAGCATGTCTTGCGTTGACATTAATCTAACGCTTGGCTTGCCGTCTGGCTTAGAGCGTCTGAATAAATCTAATAGTCCCATTCATTTCCTCCTTCCTATTTGAAGAACGACATAGCGTTCTGTGTTTTGTCACCGTCCTCCAGCATCTGCACGGTAGCGAATACGGATGCATCGAAAAGGTCGATACGCATATTCTGCTCTACCTTTTCGTACTGGATCATGTCATCGGTCTTTTCGATGGCACGGACGTTTTGGACACAATACTCATAGGCTTCTGAATGGCAGTAGTACAACTGCTTGTTCTTAGCCTGCATTTCGATACGGCGGAAGCCTTCGGACTTTTTGTAGAAGTATTGCGGTTGGTCAATCATCTTAAAGCCGGCCTTCTTCATCTTCTTGAAGAACTCACGACCGAACTTGCGGTCGAACCCGACTTGTTTAATCTTGAAGCCTTTCTTCTTCATGGTTAGGAACCAGTTGACGATATCATCATGGAGCACCGTCTTAGTATTGCTCATCGTCAGCCAACCGTCTTCCTTCCATCCGAATAATGGAATACCATCATCATTAGCTTTCTTATGCGCTGCTGCCAACGGGAAGAAGGCGTGCGTGATAACAATGTCGACGCCTTGATAGTTTCCGACCAAAGCACCGGCCGTTAAGTCGTGGAGTTTGGAAAGGTCAGCACCGCCATACCAATTGATTGGCAGCTTGGCCAACTCTTCCATAGTCCAGTTGTAGGACTCGTCGGATGTTGTAAAGTCGTTGATGTAGAAGTAGGCTTTCATTGAGTTGGTGAACAAGTTCAATGACTTGTTAAGGAACTCATTCCGCGTCTGTGGATCATTGAGGGCCAACTGTGCGTCGCGCATCAAATCAGCAAGGTCCACGGTCACATCGATTGATGGATTAGCTTGAGCGATAGCTTTCTCGCTCGTGTAATCAACATCGCCATTGTCATCTGTATCTGCATCGCAGATGAAGATGAAATATCCATCGTCCTCGATGGTACCGTTAAGCACCTTATCGCAGTACTTGACGCGGTTAGCAAGAAAGCCGTTTGGTAGGTCGCCTGCTGTGGTGATGGCCATCAGTAGCTTGTTACGGAAAGCCTTCTGCGCGTTCTTCATCAAGGTATAGCGTTTGGCGTTCTTAAAGCCATGGACTTCGTCCAAAATGAGGATGTTTCCGTTGAATGAGTCAAGGTTATCCTCTTTAGCTGCCAAGGCATGAACTTCCATGCTTCCGTTTGAGAACTTGCGTGTAATACTTCGCTCGTTGTTGTTGTCTCGAATTCTGATTGCAGGGTCGTTGTAACGCTCGTAGTTAAACTTGAGAAACTCAAAGCTTTCCTTGGTCTGCTTGAGGCTGTTTGCGATGATGTAGCAGGTGGCACCACTTCTGTTTTCCAACAATGCCATGGCATGTGCTAAGGCGCAGGCAAATGGTGTCTTGCCGTTCTTGCGTGGCAGCATCAAGAGCATCTCAGTAAATCTCCGTAATCGAGTACCTGGATGGAAGAAGCCAAACAGATTGACAATGACGAATTTCTGCCATCGTTGACACTTAAAAGGTGTTCCAGCTAATGGGACACCTTCCAATGATTCGCCCTTCTTATGGACTACGGTACCCTCTATAACGTCGATGATGAAGTTGAACTGCTCATGCCTGAAATCCCACTTTCCGGAATCTAGGTCATCCAAGAAACGTTGACAGGCTTGTTTTCGCCGTTTACCTGCATAAGTCTTGCCGCTAACGACATCCTTTGCATACTCTAAAGCTACTGTGAAATGTTGTGAGTCAGTCTTAGCCACTGCCATCACCTAGCGCTTGAGATACAAAGGCATCGAGTCCAACTGGCTTAGCCTTATTGGTCTTGAGCTTGTCATCTGTTAATGCTTTAGGATTCAAGCACAAACGATCAGAGTAGGATAGGATATCCTTTCGCAACGTTTCTAGCGTCTGCACTAGCGGAGATTTCTTCTCGCTTACGACTCCCTTGCTGTTGGTCGTAACTTCTGTTGCGTTGAACTCCTCATCTGCGTGCATCTTGGCATAAGCTTTGTACTGGACCATCATGCTGGCATAGATTTCAATCAGTGGGTCGAATTCCTTGCGGTAGACGCCAAGTGACTCCATGTTCTTCTTCGTTTTATTAAAGATTGACTTCTCAGTTTCTGGTCGTGCCAAAAGCACCACTCCTTTCCAATCGGTCCGACTTTTCGGAAGTTTCCAGCTCAGGCCCCTTCCGAGGGGGAAAAAGCTCCCCCTCCCCGGTGCCCCAAACACCGTTTCATTTTTGCTTAGGTGGGGGGGCTCCGAAAAATTTTTCGAACTCGCTTCTAAATTTTTTTTGCCAATACAATCCACGACCGATTATCTTGTTTGAGTTACGATCGTGGAATGTGTTGTGCACATTGTTAGCTAGGCTGATTAGGTTCCAATCCTCCAGCGCCAGCTCAGGATACTCTTCGAGCGGATAGATGTGATGAATCATTTCTGCAGGTTTAGTCCGGCCGAACCGTCGCGACTCTTGGCACATGTAACCATCACGCCTTAATATCCTCTCCCGTTTCCTTAGCCAGGCTTTGGACTTATAGAATGGCTTTGAAGTCTTCATACTTCAAACAAAGCGAAGACTTCGTTCTTCTGCACGTCTATCTGTCCACCACCATAACTCTCTTCCAGTTCAACCAGCATCGAGGTCTTCTCTTCGTTCGTGTATCGAATGAATCGACCGACTCGACGTTCGTTGTTGACGAAGCTAATCCAAATCAGTTCGCCGCCATTGAGTTTCATTTCATCCCATGTCATCTTCTTCATCTCCTGTCGCTTAAATAACTCACGTATGAGACGCTTTGACTCATACCCTAATAACATATCGACCAACGCTCTATCTCTTCTCCTGTGGCAATTCTGTTAGGATATTGACCACGTCATGACATTGACCACCCCTCTGAATTATCCTCAACGTATATTGTATATAATTGGCCCATCTCTCGAACTCTGCATCAGAATCAGCTTTCTAAACATTCCGAAAAATGAATTTACAACTGACTCAATATATCGAACTCATAAGATACCAAGCGAGAAGTTGGCCAAGGTTTGGTCTTTTCGGTCCTGGTTCAGGCCAATGTATCGCTTAGTAATTGCCGCGCTTGCGTGGTTGAACTGGTCCATCAATAGCGCCAAATCCTTATGCTTGCGGTAGTGATGATAGCCGAATGTCTTGCGCATGCTGTGGCTACCGACATTTTCGATGCCACAATCTTCAGCAGCAGTCTTCACGATCAGATAGCCCATCTGAGTTGTGATGTGCTTGTTCTTTCCGTTACGGCTCTTGAACAGGTAGTCGTTTGGCTTCATGTCTTTGACATAGTCCATGAGTTCTTTCTTGAATTTGACGTTCATCCGAATCTTCTGGACCTTCTTAGTCTTACGTTCGCGCTTGACGATATACCATCCACGGATGTCGTGGACTCTCAACTCTACGATGTCGGATATTCGGAGGCCTGTGTTAATTCCGACGATAAACAGGATATAGTTTCGCTTGTTCCAGTCTTTTAGATATGACGACATTAACTCAATATCGTCCAGGCTTCTAATCGGCTCGACGTAATTCATTTGGCTCTCCTTTCTCAGCACAAAAAGAGCCACCGTCTCCGGCGACTCCATGTGTGCAATCTTTGATGTTATTATCATATCATGGATAATCAATAGAGTCTGTACCACCTATGTGATAACATAAATGTTACATTCCTTGATTTCATATCACGTTACACGTTAAATTAACGAATCGATGAAGCGGATGGTCCGCATTGTGTTGGCGTGTAATCTACGAATATGTCCGTGCGAATATCCTAGCTCCTCTGCGATTGATTCTAGTGTCATGCCATCGATGTACTTCATCTTTAGCAATCTGCTCTCTACATCGTCGAACTGCTCAATCAACTCAATGAGCTTGTCCATTTTGGATTTCATATAGTCCAGCTCAGTTTTGATTTCTTCGATTCGCCGCTCTAATCCACAAGCGATAGACCCCTTGGTCAATCTTACGTTTACCAGGTCGCCGGATATCCAACGGTCCAACTCTGCTTCGCTTTGTTCCAGGTCGAACTCAAGGTAGCCTATTCGCTTCTTCGTCAGCGTGTAGGTATTCAACCATTCGTACAATTCACTCACCCCTTTTTTTAGAACGGCAAGTCATCTTCCTGTACGATTGGTGCTTGCTGTTGCTGGCTATATTGTTGTGCTGCTCTGTTGTTTATTGTCTCTTTGGATTCTAGCAGGTCAAAGTTGTTGACGACCACTTCTGTGACGTAAACTTTCTGGCCATGCTTGTTCTCATAAGATCTAGTCTGTAGTCTACCATCGATTGCGATGAGTGAGCCCTTGCGAGTCCAGTTGGCTAGGTTCTCCGCTGCCTTCCGCCAAATGACGCAGTTGATAAAGTCTGCTTCTCGTTCACCTTGTTGGTTGGTGAAGTTGCGATTGACTGCTATGCTGAATGACCCATTAGCCGTTCCTGCTGATGTGAATTTTAGTTCTACATCCCTTGTAATCCTGCCAACTAATTGCACTGTGTTCATTTTCCATCACTCCTCGCTATAGATTTTGATTCACGCTCCTCGTATTCTTTGAGTCTGTCGATACAATAGCTGGCCTTGTCCAAATCTTCAGTGCCATTCTTGTCTTGGTACCTATGTAGGTACTTGTAGATATGAGATTTCATAATGGCTCTGAATTCGTCGAATGGGAATTCATGATACCAACCTTCAAATAGATCATGCGACCCTTGGAGATAATGTGCAGGCCTGATAGCATCTGTCGATGGAACAATCGTGGCTACAACTTCTTCTGTGTATAGCGCAGGTGAATCGGGCTCTTCCGTCGGCTCCTCGATTGGCTCGAATACCAGTTTGCCTTTCTTGTTGCAGGCCTTGCAGGTCTTGCGGTAGTTACCGCCTCTAACGCGTTGGAACTTATTGACCGGCAACTCTTTACCGCAGCATTCGCAAATTTGAGTTTGATTGCTTTCTTCCGGCTCTTTGATTTCTTCAATGCCGTCATTTGGATTGGCGTAGACCAGCTTCGCCTTATATTCCAGGACGGCAATCTTGCCTTGCATACGGAGGAACTTGCCTTGCTTATATCCAATCTTGTAGGTCCGACCTTCCGCTAGGTCCGTTACCTTTAGCTTTCTCATTACAAGCCCTCCTTCAACTCTTCCATTAGATCAGGTCGGAAGCCGAACCAATGTCTTTTCTTGTCGACATAGACAACTGGTAGATTTTGATATCCAAGCTGAATTACCCTGTTGACACAACGCTCATTCTTTGTGACGTCATAAGCGGTGTAGGGAATGCCATTTTCATGCAGCCACCGCTTGGTGAATTCGCACTGCATGCAGTTTGGTTTGGAATATACGATTACCTCATTCATCTTTAACGTACACCCCATTCACTACTTTACCAGTCCGGTCTTTGATTTCGTTGTATGCCGCCTCTAGGCACTGTTCAAAGTCTAAGCCGCGCTGGAGACAGTATCCGATTAACACGACGGTGATATCACCAATCGCATCAACCTCGGCTGAGAAGTCATTGACGATGCGTGCTTCTGCTAACTCATAGACCTCTTCGTGTAATTTCTGCAGCTGACCCAAGCCATCGCCATTTTCTAAGTTCCGGTCAACGAACCATTGGTTTACATTCTCGATAAGTTCATTCATTGTCATTCTCCTCTACAATTAGTTCTCTGCCTTTCATCTTGCGTTTTTCAACCCTAAGTTCATAGACGCTTACTTTAACATCTTTACTTCGCTTAGCGTTTCTAACCAGAAGCTTTACCAAATCTAGGTCGCGATAAGTTTTCCTAATAACCTCGCCTGGCTTGCCATTAATCCGAATTTCTAACATGTACTCAATGGTATACCTAGGTATCATGCCACTACCTCCATTTCCATTATCGCAGCCATGGTGAATACTTTATCTCCATACTTGCAATACTCATACTCGTTATGGCTTGTAGCTTCCCTTTCTTTCGAGAACCCTTCAGATAACAACCATTCGTGAGCCGATTCTCTGGTGTTGAATACCTTGCGGTATACGTCATACTCGCAATCATCTTCCCCTTCAGTTCTATACCAATTGATAACGTACACAGATTGTTTCATCACTTTTTCAACTCCTCAATCTTTTGTTCTAAATAAGCAATGCGACGCTTCAGGCTATCCCTTTCTCTCACTAGTTGGTTAACTTGCAAGATTTTTAATGCCATCATTTCATTCATATGCTTCATACAGGAAATCATCCTCTCGTTTTCTGCAAGGAGTTCTTCGTATGTTTTCATCGCTCATCAACCTTACTTAACCATTCTCAGCAGGGCCATCACCGCGTCGTATTCTGGTGCCATGACGCTAGTGATACCGTCGTACAGGGAAAATAATCCGAATACGATTAATGGAATCACCAAAATTATCCAAAACCCAGACGCAGAGTAGGGGTCTTCTTTCAACTTTTTCCAAATGGCAATAGAAACGATAATAGCAATCGCAAACAGTACAACCGACAATACGATTTCTGCCACACCATTGACGAACTCGCCGCGCACCACAATTTGAAATGCTTGGCTAGCAATATCCGGAACACCTTCCATTCCTTTTGTTAGCAGGTCTAAAATTTTACTTACTTGAGTTTCCATTGTTCATCATCCTTCCCCGTAATTTCCACCCATTCTATATACCGACTACCCATCCGTTTATAGAACCGTCCCGACGCAGGATCATATTCAAACCCTTCATCGCTCATTTTTCTAATCGCTTTTTCTCTAGTTTCGTGTTTGAACACCCCAGCCCCTAAAGAAATTCCATTAGGTAATCGCTGGATACGGTGAAGTTCTAAAATATCAGCCATTATTTTCATCTCCTAATTCTGATAAAGCTTCTTCAAGTATTTCTTTGTAAATACCTTTGCCTAACTCTCGCTCAATGATTATTCGGTCAGTTTCACCGTCGGTCATCAACTCTTTGATTCTGGCCTTCAACTGATCTCGAGTGAATCTATTAGAGCATTTGATTTCGAAAGAATAGGTTCCGCCTGCTCGCTCAATAAATAGCACTTCATCAACCTTCAGATTATTCTCGACCATCTTCTTAGCGAAATCTTCTGCTATTTTTTGGATATGCGACACAGCAAATAACTCCTCATTCATTGTTTGCATCTCCTAACTCAATAGTCTTCTCCAGCTTCTTCTAGCACCCAATCGATTCTTATCTTAGTTCTGACATAATACGCGTCGTTTACGGTGAATTTTGTTGCCTTGTTTTTGTCAGTAGTAAATTGATATTTAGCCTCGGTGTCTGTGCCATGTTCAATTACATAATATACTTGTGGTAAGCATTTAAGAGCCGGCGTTCTAATGACAAATAGTTTCTCTCGTTCTATGCGATAGCCGAACCGCTCTATATCACTGAGCACCATTTCCATTCTGTGTTTTAGACCATATATCCAATCATACACGTTGCTTGGCATTATTAAGTGCGTGTTGTGGTAGATGTCCAATACATACGACATTCTTTTTAGCGGTAGTTTTTCGTACCAGTCGGCGAAACAGCTTGGAACAAGAGGCTTGAGCGACTCCAGGTACGCTAGAGCGTCCTGCCTTTCTTTCTCCTCAATGTCACTCTCGGTTACAATGTCATTTACAACCTCGATTGCTTTTTCTAATCCATTCATCGATTGTTACCCTTTCTTTTCGTTGTCATTGTAGTCTGCTTCTTCATTGTCTCGTCTATCAATTCGATAGTCGGTCAGCAGCAACGCTAGGGCCAGCGCGCCTACTGTTAAAGCTAGTGTGATGATCATGTTAATGACCTCCTTCGTTGACTGTGATGTAACATTCCATCTTGCCATCTTCGTTCTCATAACAATAGCGCCGATGGACTTCTGGATATTTACCGTCTCCTACCTGCCAGGTGTTGATAAGGACCGGCTTGCCTTTGGCGGCCTTGACCTTTTCTCGTTGGATTTTAGCCAATGACATGCTCTCCTTGTCAGGAGGATGACCGCTCGGCCTTGGATTGATGAATGCTAGTGGAATCCACCAGAATGAGCAGATGAGTATTGCTAGAATCATCGATAACTTCTTGAGTTGCGTTCTCATACCTACACCCCCAAAGCAGACATCTTGAGATTACGAATAACTGCCTGACTGCGTCTGATTTGCGCCTCGTAGGCAGCGATAGTGGCTTGGCGCTCGGCCTCTGATACGATGACAAAGTATCCACCTGATTGATTCCGGATGGCTCCGATTGGATATTTCTTCGCTCTTAGCGACTCAACTAGCTCGCAGAAATCTCTTCGGCTTAGTCCAGTTTCTGCTTTGAGTTGGGCGTGTGTCTTCGCGTTCTCAGAGCCGATTGGTAAATGACTTAGTAGGTGCGCCTCTCTGCTAGTCAATGGTTCTCGCTTTGACATCCAACTTGGCACGACTTCTGAAACTCGCTCGCCTGGTTGAGATAGGCCCCACAAATCCTCGGTAGTGTAATCTGACATGTTAATCATCCTTTCGTCTGTTGCGTCCGCCCATTTGGACCTCGGTCATTAGCTTTGTCAGTCGCTCCTCTAATCGAGTTGCGTCCATCGGAATGACGTCCTTGCCTTGGCGGACTTGGTTGATGTAGTCCATGATGGTTAGGTTGCTGGTCACGAATGTTGGCAGCTTGTTGTTCATCCGGTAGTCAAAGATGTCGTAGATGACTGTCTTGAGCGACCAATTCGTGATAGGTTCGGTTCCTAAATCATCAAAGATGAGGACCTCGCTATTGGTCTTGATGTTCCGGAGGAAGCTATCTAGGTCAGCGCTGTTGTATTTTATTTTCTCGTGGCAGTCCTTTATGAGTTGATTCATGCTCAGAAATCGAACTGAGATGTTCTTGGCAACCAGGCGGTTGGTAAAGGCGCCCATCAGGTGAGTCTTCCCGATACCCATGGCGCCTACCAACCACATACCTTTGCTGTACTGGCCTTGGATATAGGCATCAATAAATCGTTTGATGTAGGCGTAGGCCTTAGCGTTGTATAGGTCCTGGTCTTCCTTTCCGACTGTGGCATCTCTAAATGACTCGGTCGTTGCATCGTAATGTGCCTTAGCAACCATGCTATGTCCAGACATCAATCGGAATGCCAATCGCTCGTTTCGTGGGATATACTCGACCATGACGTTGTGATCATAAATCTTAAGATTAGCTGAGTACCATTCGTCCGTGTCACGGACCTTGATATACTCACGAAATCTAGGCAGATTCCGTTGAATAAAGTCTGCGTCCTCTGCTAAATCGTACTGCTCTAGGAACATCCGAACATCGATGTCCTCTAGCGTGCGCTTGGCTGCTTCCTTGGCTTTTTCGATAATGTGAGGTGGCATCTTTGCGAACAGTCCGCTGAAATCTAGTTCATTCAAAATGGCTCACCTCCGCTAGCCTTTAATTCTTCGAGTGCTGCTAAGTCATCTGCTGATGGCTGATACTCAACTGGCTTAATTGGTCCTTGGCCTTTTGGCTCTGGTAGTTCATCGTTCCAACGCTCTTGATTGAACCAAGTACTGCCATGTGCGATGTACTTGGCTTCTGTCTTGTTGGCTTGGATGTGTCGCTTGTATCTGTGGACACCTTCCAGAATTTGCTTAGGGTCTGTGCCATTGGCTATAGCCTTCTTGTAGGCTGCTAACGCCTTGGCTTTACCTTGCTTGTTCGGGTACTCATTCCAGATGGTCTCGAACATGTCGTTTTGGTCTGAAATCGACTCATTCGACGTATTATATATATTATTCTTTGTATTATTAATTATTGTATTATTATCCTTGCTATTTTTAGCAATACCCCCCATGCTATTTTTAGCATGACCCTCATGCTGTTTTTGACAATAGGTATTGCTATTTTTAGCAATAGGGTCCTCGGTGTTTTTTGCCACTGGACACTCCCATTTTTTGATGATTCGAATCACCCTTTTGTCGACCGCTCCTGTCTCTGTTTTGAATAGTTTGACGGTCACATAGCCTTTCTTTCGGAGATCCATGATAATATGAGCCACACGGCTTTTTGATAGTCCAAAGAAATTAGCGAAATACTGGTTATTAGCCCAGCAGCCATCTTCATTATCGAGGCTGTCAATCTCGACTAGAATTAGCTTTTCCATCCAGGCAAGCTGGCTATCCAACCAGATTTCTTTTGGAATCCACATGCCTTTAAATCCGCGCTTTTCCATCTTGAAAACCTCCTACCTAACGGCTATCCAATCATCTGCCAGAATGTCATCCTTGGATGGATTCCAAGAGTTCATCCGGCTTGCTGGCATAATAACTACAAATCCTTGTACTTCGTCCGTTGGAAGTAACTTTACTGGTTGGTCCCATGAAGCTCGCTTGATGTAGCTATGAGATTCATTCGTGCTGTTGATTGCGTCAATAATTGTCATTGTGATTTACTCCTTTAACTCTTCCTAAATCAACAGAAGCAACAATGCTATAATTGCGCAGGCTAACCCTACCAATTGTAAAACGTCATATTTATCAAAGTTCATTTTTAACACTCCTATGTACAAAATTAGTTATGTGTGCTAAAATAGACACATATAAGTTTTTGAGTCGATTTGAGTTGCCGCTCTATCGACTTTTTTGTTTGTCCCAAACTGCTTTTGTGCATACATACATGCCACTTTCTGTGTAATAAGCATCTCTTGCTGCTTGCATAGTCAGTTCTTCTGTTGGGTCAAATCCCTCGGCATATAACGCATGGCGAACCGTTGATACTGCCCTTGCTTGCGCGCCTTCATTCAACTGGTCGAATTCATACATTTCCATTTTCTTCCCCCTTAATAAAATTTGATGATGTCTCTGATAATGGCCATCGCCTTATCGCTTCTGTCTCTGCCTGCTAGAATCTCGTCTAACTGGTTGACGCTAAGTCCAAATTGCTCAGCAATCATGGCCGTTGTCAGACCTCGTTTATACATGGCAAAGTGCACATTAGCGGTGAAGCTTGCCATTGATGTATTAGCGCTTATCTTCATTTTTCAGCCAATCTTCCTCTAGGCCACAAATGACCATGGATGCAAGCATTAACGCGATTGCGATAGCATTGACATCACCGTCACCGCCTGGTTTGCCGATTAGCATAGCTGCCAACAGCATCCAAATGAAACAAGCAATCATGATGGCAATCATCAGCCAAATATGTAAATGTCTCATGATACTCCTCCTAGATCTGCACGAGTGTTTTGGCAGGGTTGTTAGCCCACCAATCTCTGAAGCGTCGCTTAAAGATTCGGTAGCGACCGCCCTGGCTTGTTGGATAGATACACCAACCTGTTGCTGGGTTTCTCACCACTTCGATTTCTCGACGGTTCTGCGCCAAAATCTTGATTAGTGTAGATCGCCCAACGGACACCAGCTTAAGTGCCTGGTCAATGGTGAGTTCTTCTGTGTCTTCATCCTCTAATCGCCGTTCTAACAACGATATACGCTCTTCAATCGTCATAGCTATTCATCCTCCAGTACATCTTTTAGGATTTCTTCGATTTGGTTGATACGCTCTGGTGTTTGGCGTCGGCCTTTTAGGAGGTCTCCCACATAGACGCGTGATACACCCATCTGTCGGGCCAACCATGCGGCCGACTTCCCTTTTTTGACTAGTGCGATTCTTACTCGCTTTTCAAATGACATGGTATGTCACTCCTTTCTTGTAAATTCTTGCTGAATATTTTAGAATTCTTGCTATTCTTTTACTTACATCTATCCATCTACTCACCTAAATGATAGAATGGCAATTGTTGTGCCATTCTATCTCTCAATAAAAATGGAAATAAGGTGAGTGAATGAAAAAGAAAATTGAAGATGCAATCGTGATTTTATTTGCTATTTTTCTAATTTGTTATGCTGTGTATGCATTAGTGTATATCTTGAAATGGTCCCCTGGGAAAGTAGGCTACCTAGAAGTAATTTTAAGCATCAATTTCTCCCCCATGATCATTATTCATGCATTTTCAAGCTTTACAGTAACTACAGCATTTTGGGCTGCATTTGCAATGATTATCTTTGCGCTGCGAAAAAAATTCAACTTGCATCTAAAAGCCTTAGAAGACTTCGTAAATAGATTTTATTTACCTGTCCTAATTTCTATCTTCATGGGTCTTTGGCTTGATGAGAAGCAGTTCAATATGTTCATTTCCGTGACTTCTCTATTTGCTCTGCTATCCCCACTAACAGGAAGTTTCTATTCACGAAATCAGGTAAATCAGGTGAACGAGAAATCAGGCAAATCAGAGCTGTCATGTTCTGAGTCAGAATCAGAAAAATGATTAGCAAGGTGAGCCATCCAATGATTTCAGTTAGTAGCGACATTACTTTCACCTCCCTCTGGCTAACTATGCAACCGGCTTTCCTTTTTGACTAGTGCGATTCGTACTCGCTTTTCAACTGCCATGCTAACTTGGACTCTAGGCTTAAATGATTGAATTTCTTCAATCGTCTCTGTTAACTGTTCGCATTGCTCTTTTGCAGTGTCGAGCAGTTTTTTTAGGTTGTCGATATTTTCAATTTTGATTGTCGTTTCTTTTTCCATGTTCTCACCTCTCTTGTAAATTCTTGCTGAATGTTTTAGGTTTCTTGCTGATTTTGTTCCTACCTCTTCTCCTAACCTCAAGCATGAGATACCATGAATCTAGCTACCTGCTTGCTTGAGGTTGTTGAGGAGGTGAAAAATATGGAAAAAGAGAACAAGCCTTTTCCATCTGATAAGTTTGAAGCTTTAGCGTTGCTTTATGTTGAAAAATCAGAAGACGTAAGCGAACTTTCTCCTAAGACTTTATTAAAGCGGTACAATAGTGCCTACGATGAACTTCGCAAAGCTGATGCTGAAAAGAAACCAAATCCAATGGGGTACTTTCAGTAGAAAATCAGCGTTTTAGCGGTGCTAATCAACCCTGCCATTGCGTTTGTTAGATTCGCTAACTTATCGGGGTCTGATGTTTCCTTGGACACATTTTGGAGTAATTCGAGTTGCTCCTTGATGAGGTCCAAGGCTTTTCGTGTTTGTTCACTCATACTCTCACCTCCTCCCGGTGGAAAATAATCCATTGAATCAGTTACATTTTTGTTGACATCCAATGGAATATCTTACATAATGTAAGCATAAGAAATAAGCGCACGTTCTGAAAGCTACCTATCACTGTCTTGGCGGACTCGTTTTCCGGGGCTTCATTTGTGCTGATTTGCTTATCAATTTAGCTTACAAGGTTAGTATAATGGAAATTTTTACATTAGTCAATAGGTAAATGTAATTTTTTGCATTTTTCTTCCTTGTGTTTAGGGAGATGATTATAATGTCGCTGTTGCAGAGGGTTAAAGATTTAGTTAACCTGAAGAAAATTACCATTGCGGAATTAGAAAGAGTTACTGGTCTTAGCCAGGGCAGCATACGAAATTGGGATAAAACTAGTCCGGGTGTAGATAAGGTGCAGAAGGTTGCTGAGTATTTTAATGTCTCAACGGACTACCTAACTGGACGAACCGAACAACCTTATTATGCCCTTACCGAAAAAGAGAAGTTGGACATTGGCCAGGAGGTAGATCGCCTGCTAGAAGGTATGGCCACCGATGCAGAGGTTAACTTTTACGGTGAACCCATGACTGACGAAGGTAAGGCTGCGCTTAAGGCGGCTATCCAAATGGCCATGGAGCTTAACAAGCAAAAGGCCAAGCAACACTTCACGCCTAAGAAATACAGAAACTGATTTGAGGTGACGCCATGACAATCGGTGATGAGGTCGACAAGCTATATCGTGCGCATGCAACGTACGATGCGCGTCGCATTGCCAAGGATAAGAAGATTGACATACTGGTCATGCCGTTGGACTCTGATACCTGCGGCCTGACAGTCAGAAACAGTCGTTTTAATACTATCATTCTCAATGAGCTGATTGAGGAGAATCTACAAGAGTACACACTCTGCCATGAGTTGGGCCACTGCGTCTTGCATAAGCAGGCTAGCACTCCATTCATGCGATCAGTCTCTGTATCGTCATCCATCATGCGCTTGGAGGCGGAGGCGCATCGCTTTGCCTTTGAACTGCTTAATAGGCAGTATGCAGAGTTGTCGCTCATGTCTAAAGAGGCAATCGCCGAATATTTCGGCTTGCCACATCACTTTGTAAGATTTATGTAGAACCGCCAGTCAGACGGCTGGCGGATGTATCGGACCAAAAATAGAACGTTTGTTTGAGGAGGTGTATTGATGGCAAGCATAACTAAGCGTGGCAAGGTATGGCAGTATAGAATCTCTTACTACGATTCTGACGGTAAACGTAAGACAATAAACAAATCTGGCTTTAGAACTAAAGCAGAGGCCACCGCTGAGGCGAGATTGACCGAAGCCGACCTAATACATGGCTACGACCTAGAAAGCGCAACAACGGAATTTAGACGGTATTTTAAGCGATGGTATGAGACGACTAGAATGCCATATATCACAGAGCGGACCCAGTATAACTATCGGAACACGATGAAGGCAATTGATAGTTATTTTGGCACCACTTCAATTGGTGACATATCATCTGACGAGTACCAAATGATAGTGGCGGATTATGGTAAGGGGCATTCACATGAGACTACCAGGAAGTTTCACCATCACCTAAAGGCGTGCTTCGACTATGCTTTTAGGAACGGTGTCATTAAGAAAGACCCTACGTTCTCCGCTAAGGTCGTAGGTAAGCAATCTGAGAAGAAGATTAAATACTTGTCTGAGGCTGATATGATTAAGTTGATGAACCAGGTCCTAGAAACGACCACGCTCGATAATACGGCCAACTACATCTTGATACTGGCCAATGCTACAGGCATGCGTATTGGAGAGATTTTAGGCCTTACATTTGACGATGTTGATATTGCCAATCAGGTCATCTCGGTTAGACAATCTTATGACTATGTCCTTACACACAAGGCCAAAGCTACCAAAACAGAATCTAGTGTCCGCCAGGTAAAAGTTGATAAAGTAACCTGCTCCTACTTGGCTGAGATCGTAGATGACCGGCGAAGCTTGTGCAAGACATCTGACAAAAATGTGGATGGATTTATATTTATCAACAGAAACACTTTTAAGCCGATTAGTTGGACCATGGTTAATAAGGTGCTGACTCGTCACTGCGAACGAGCTGGAGTGCCGCGCATAACCACACATGCCTTCAGGCACACACATATTAGCTACCTGCTTAACAATGACGTCTATGAACAATATGTATCAGAGCGTGTAGGCCATGCTGATACAACCATGATTCGACGAGTCTACGGACACGTCTTAGATGAACTTAAAGCCAAGTCCGATGATAAGGTCATCCACCTTCTAGACATACAAAAAAGCTCCGCCAGCCATTGAGGTTAGCGGAGCTATTTTTGTGCACTGAGTGTGCACAAAGTGTGCACAGTTTTTTAATTACTTATAAGCACCTATAATCAAGAATATTGATTTACAGGCATTTTTAATTACCTATAAGCACCTATAATCAAGAAAAAACATCCCAGGAGGG